AACTTCATTACTTTTAAATACATAAAAAAAGGGAACCATTACGATTCCCTTTTGTGGAGGTGGCGGGTGTCGAACCCGCGTCTTGTTCGTCTCACCCATAAAGGACTACACGTTTAGAACAGTATTTTCTAATACTTCGAAATAGAAAGTTATTTAGAGGAAACTAACATCCTCGGTCCAATCCTTATTTAAAGAGACGACCTTACACCTCTAACACTTTTAAGTGGTGTCACACTTTAAGGACTTCTGTTCCAAGGTATATGTCCACCGACCCGTTGTTAACACTAACTTAGTTATGCGTTAACTGCGACATTATCAGATACAAGACCTAATACTGCCATTTCACTATAAACGTTGCCGTCTGAAAATTTCCATCATGGATTAAAGTCATAGATGAAGTTTGACTACGTGCCCCGTACGATTGACAACGCCAATCAATGCCAACTCACCCCCATTTATTTTTTGTTGTGATGTTGTCTTCCACTACCACTCACATAAGGTTCTCCACCATCAGTTCTTGGTTTTGGTTTTCTTTTTGGTCTTGGTTTCCTTTTTTTCTTAGGTTCTTCATTAAGGATTGGTTTTTTCATATCCTCTGTTACCTTAGGTTTAGGTTTTCTTTTATTCCTTGGTTTTCTTTTCTTTTTAGTTGGTTCGGGGATTACAATAACCTCTGCCTTAACACCAAATAGTCTTTTAAAGAATGCGATGATTTTTTTCATAATAATTGTTTTATACTCTAATATACACATAAAGGAATGAAAAGTCAAACTTTAAGAGGTAAATACTTCTCGTAGAGTGCCTCAAAGAATAATTTACTCTTTTTCCATTTTTTATCTACCTCTCCAATTGAAAGGTGGTATAGTTTTATTTTAGTTGTCACCCCAATTTTTATACCTTCCATGTAATTTAACAAACATATAGGTAAATCGTAGAAGTGAAAACCGTCGAAATCTACATTGAAAAGATGTTTAATCCTTCTCTTATGTACCATCATAAATAGTCCATCGATTACCACAACCTCTTTTAAGTCATCACCAAACGACGGTGAATACTTAGATATGTACCTTTTACCACGATTAATGTGTCCAACTTGTCCTTGCATAGAGTCCTTATCGTTCCACCACATACCACTTATCAAATTGTCCGTACCCGCTAAACCGATTATCCCGTATTCAGGATTACGATCGAACAGTTTAATTATTTTGGGAGTTAAGTTCTTAGTTTCAAACTCAAGATCATCATGAATGAAAACAACAATGTCATTCTCAGATTCTTCTATCCCTTGGTTGTAAACTTCGGTTAATGATTTATCACCATTATTCTCTACAAAGATATATTGGTTTTTTGGATGGGAAAAGAATTTCCTGACGTGGTCAACGTAATCTTGGTTTATTGATCTTGTTGAACAAACAACTGTAATTGTATTCATACAAATTAATATACGAAAAATAAAAACATAATAAAAGGTTATTAGAGTAATCTCTCCTGAACAATTTGATAAAAACACGACTCATACCTTTCCAACATATTAGTTGGTGTGGGTTTGGTGGGTAGGTTGGACACACGATCTCGTAATTCATTGAGCATGTCTAATTCGTGAGCCCTATGTAATAATTCTTCTAACTGTTCACTATTTGTGCTTCCCATCTTGGATCATGTCAAGTTGTTGTTGTAATTTCTGAATACGTAGTTTAGAATCTTGAGTCTTATCACTCTTTAATTTAAGTATTTCAGATGTAAGGTGTTTTTTGCGTAGTCCCATTATTTCTTTTCTATTTATAAGTCCCATAAAAATAAATATAACTTTAGTATATTTTGGTGTTAAAGGTTTTTATCTTTTTTCATTTGATACACTAAGTATCCGTTCCATAATGTCACGACTACTGATGCCAAAATCCAATCTGTTATACTCATCTCTCTTTGGTGTTAAAGGTGGACCTTGATGGACTCGAACCATCGACCTATCCGTTATGAGCGGAGTGCTCTAACCAACTGAGCTAAAAGTCCATTTGTGAACCCGGTAGGATTCGAACCTACGACCGTCTCCTTAGAAGGGAGATGCTCTATCCAGCTGAGCTACGAGTCCATATGTACCGAAGAACGGAATCGAACCGTCACGAACATTACTGTTCAAGGGATTTTAAGTCCCTCGTGTCTACCAATTCCACCACTTCGGCATGATGTAAATGTAAGAACGAATATTAATAAAATCAACCCCCTACCCCATATAAAACAAAAAAACCCCACATTTCTGCGGGGTTACTATCATTCTTTAACTTTATTTATGACTAATCAGTCAATAGTTGTTTATCTGTTATTGAGAATAACTGTCCTGATGTTTTTACGGGTTCACACCCATCCTTATCGATCTTAGTTAACCTATTCTCGAACTTATCAAACCTACTGTCAATATGACGATAGATATCTTCGACTTCTTTATTTAAGTCTCTTGTTATACCATCCATCCTAAGATGGAATTCTGCACGGTCACTTTCTAAATTTAATTGTGTTCCATTTATAACTTCCTCGAAGTTATTGGAACGTTGTTTTACCTTAAATATACCTACTATAACATACCCTAAACCGAGCACACCAATTGATGTAAACATACCCAAAATGAATTCTAAATTTTCCATAATTTATAGTTTTAATTTAATTTATGTCAAAGAACGATAGTATATATAAGTATAAACAAAAAAATTGATATAGTCAATCCTATGATATTTCAAAATCTTACGATATTTATTAGTAAGTAAAAATAAAATTAATTAAAATTTAAAAGTTATGGCATTCAAAGACATTTTTAAAGATGAGAATAATATCAACGAAAAGTCGGTGGTTGGTTTCGCATCATTTGCAATCATGGTAATATTTGCAGTTGCAGATTTATTGACGGGGTACTTTGGTAAGGACCTTGTTATAAACGAATTTATTTATAATTCGTTCGTTGTTATTACTCTTGGATCTTTCGGTATTGCTGAGGTAGGTAAAATCTTTGGGAAAAAAGGTGGAGAACAAGGAGAACAATAAATTTAAGGTATAATAATTAAAGAACATGTTATTAAAAAATGGAACACGAGGGAATGAAGTTAAAGACCTACAAGAATACTTGGGTATACATGCAGATGGGGTCTTTGGTAAAGGAACTGAGGGATCTGTTAGAAAATGGCAGTCTGATAATGGTTTGGACTCTGACGGTATTGTCGGTCCTGCCACTTGGGATGCTATGGGTTTGGCTACTACTGACAATTCGGAGAAGGTATTCACAACAGAAAACGGATTAATAATTAATAGACATCATTTACCTGTGGGTCAATATAAAACGGGACCAACAAATAAGGAGTATGTATTCATACATCACACTGCGGGTTGGAATAACCCATATAACTGTATTGATTCTTGGGGTCGAGACAATAGAGGTGCGGTGGCTACTGAATTCGTATTAGGTGGACAATCCGTTAAAGGGAATGACAACAAATACGATGGTGAAGTTGTACAATCATTTCCTGAGGGGTCATATGGTTGGCACTTAGGTAAAAATGGATCACAGTACATGCACGAACATTCAGTTGCTATCGAAACATGTAACTTTGGATACGTAAAGAATGGTAAAACATACGCAGGAACAAGAGTTGCTGATGATCAAATAGTTACGTTATCACAACCATTTAGAGGTTATAAGGATTGGCATAGATATTCTGACAAACAAATTGAGTCACTACATAAATGGATTCTTTGGGTATCAGAAAGAGACAGTATTGATGTACGTAAAGGTTTACCTGATCTTATTCGTAAGATAGGTGTATCAGCATTTGAATTTCAAGATGATGCTTATTACGGAAGAGTCAAAGGACTATGGACACATACCAATACACGTAAAGATAAATCCGATATGTTTCCACAACAGGAACTTATTGATATGTTATTAAGTCTATAAAAAATAAAACCCCAACAAGGTTGCTGGGGTTTTTGGTCTACAGTGGTTTCAACACCACCGATATTAACGTGAAAAACGAAAAGGTGTATCGGCAAAGATAACCTTGAATGTATAAATATATATAAAAACCGAAAAAGTCAAGTTTTTAACTAAATAAGGGGGGTATTTTTTAGAATTTCTAAATTACCCTCTTTTATTTTTAATATAATACCCATCTCTTTCGTGATATCACCCGTTAAGATATTATCACTAATGAAATCTTCACACAGATTCTGAATAATTCGCTTTATAGGTCTTGCACCATACTCTTCCTCAGAATTACGTTTTATTATCTCATCAACGACTGTTTTATGAAAAGTAATTTCATAGTTACTTTCCGTAAGTCTTTCACTTAAAATATTTAATTCAATCTGAACAATTTTCTTTAGTGATTTATTATCTAATTTGTCAAAAACAATTACATCATCAATTCTATTTAGGAATTCAGGGGTAAATTGATTCTTTAATGACTTTCTAATAATTGAATCTTTAATCTTTTCGTTATTACTATCATCACTAAATCCAATTCCACCACCAAATTCAGAAACTTTCTTAGCACCTATATTAGATGTCATGATTATTAATGTGTTCGTGAAATTAATTTTTCTACCAAACGAATCTGTTAGGTGACCTTCATCCAATATCTGTAGTAATAGGTTAAAGACATCCTTATGACCTTTTTCTATCTCATCAAATAAGACAACAGAAAATGGGTTGTTCTTAATCTTCTCAGTAAGTTGTCCACCTTCATCAAATCCAACATAACCAGGAGGGGACCCAATAAGTTTAGAAACGTTGTGTTTCTCCATAAACTCACTCATATCCACCCTAACAATTTTATCAGGATCACCAAATAAGGTTTTAGCTAATGTTTTTGCTAAGTGTGTTTTACCAACACCTGTTGATCCTAAAAACATAAATGACCCAATTGGTTTGTTAGAACCTCTAACACCAACACGGTTCCGTCTAATTGATTTGGAGATGATCTCAACCGCATTATCCTGACCTATAACATTCTTAGATATTGTCTTTTCTAATGATAGAAGGTTCTTAGTCTCTTTTGTGTCAAGTTTAGTGATTGGGACACCCGTCATCTCGGTTATGATATTATATACATCATCAATAATAACGGGTTTCTTATTTAACTTTTGTTCAACACTCCACTTTTTCTTTTCTGACTCTAATTTCTTAATGACCTTTTTCTCATTATCTCTTAGTTCCGCCGCTTTCTCATAATCTTGATTCCTAACCATTTCTTGTTTATCCAACTTAATTAGATCTGATTGGTTTCTCAGTTTTTCGATAATAGCGGGAATTTTCACATTAATTTTCTTTTCAGAACCTAATTCATCAAGAATATCTATTGCCTTATCGGGGAACTGTTTATCGGTAATGTATCTTTTAGATAAACTAACGATTGTTTCAATGACATTATCTTGGTATTCGACCATGTGATAATCCTCATAAGAATCTTTTAGGTTTTTTAGAATATCTATTGTTTCATCTGTAGTTGGTTCAGTTAGGACGATCTTTTGAAATCGTCTAACCAACGCACTATCTTTTTCAATATTCTTCTTGTATTCGTCGAATGTGGTTGCTCCGATACATTGTATTTCTCCCCTCGCTAATGCAGGTTTAAGGATATTTGCGGCGTCCATTGATCCTGATGCGTTTCCCGCACCGACCATTGTATGAATTTCATCTATGAATACAATTACATTTGGTGCATCTTGTAATTCATTTAATATTGCCTTAATTCTTTCCTCGAACTGACCTCGGTACTTAGTTCCCGCAACTAATGATGTTAAATCAAGGGACATTATACGTTTATCTATTAGATTAGTCGGACATGATCCATCATTAATCATAAGTGCGAGTTTTTCTACTAACGCAGATTTACCAACCCCCGCATCTCCAACAATAATGGTATTATTCTTCTTTTTCCTTGAGAGAATTTGAGCAATACGTCTAACTTCTTTATCACGACCGATTATTGGATCGATTAAACCTTGTTCAGCAAGTTTAATTAAATCTCTTGAAAAATTATCTAAAATTGGGGTTGAACTCCCTTTCTTTCCTTTACGTTGTTGTTGAGGTGCTCCCTCTTCAAAAAATTCTACAGACATATATTATAAGGTTTTGTATAAACATAACGAAAATCATACAAAAAGTCAAATCTATTTTAAAAAGACATTTAGTCATGATTTTTTATAATATACCGACAAAAAGTCATATATCACGAAATGGTACTCATATTGTAATAAGAGAATTGATAATAAATAAAAAAAAACGTAAAATTATGTTAGTATTTAAAAATGACCCATTTTTTAAAATGGTAGATAACTTCTTCGACATTGCTGAAGAAAATGAAACACATGGTCAGGTTATGTGGAATCAAACTTATGATGACAATCAACATTTAGTTGAATTTATTGTACCTGGTTTGAGTAAATCAGATATATCAATAGTTGTGGAGGAAAACCAACTAAAAATTTCACATGAAAAGACGGAAGAGACCTCAAAGTACGTTAATTCATTTGGTAGGGTATTTGATTTACCCGAAAATGTAGACGATAAGAAGATAACCGCTAAGGTTGAAGATGGTGTTTTACGGGTGTTACTACCAAAAACCAAGAAGAAAAAGTCACAAAGAACAATTTCAGTTAATTAAGATAGCCCCCGTAAGGGGGTTTATCATTTCTTAGATATTTATAATATACATCAGACTGACTTGATTAAATCGTGATAAATTGTTATATTAAATTAAAATACAAAAATTATGGCAATACTATCAGAAAAAATCAACGGTAAAGAGATTTTAATTGAAATCGATTCATCTAATTTAAAGTCTGCATCTTACAATACGGAAGGTGGAACATTAGTCGTCACGTTTAAAAGTGGTGGAAGTTATGAGTATTATAAAGTCCCGTGGGAAGCGTTTACCAAATTAAGACTCGCAGAATCACAGGGTAGGTTTTTCAATCTTAGTATTGCAAAGACTTATGAGTTTAAGAAATTATAATGAAAAACATTCAATTAGTTGATGAGTTAATCGAAGAGATTGGCAACAATCAAGATATTGTTAAATCATTTGAAATAAGAGATGCACTGTCCACCGACATATTCGGAGAAAAGGATGGTGAATTTTTTATGCTTGATGAGATCAAAAAAAGATTAATGGTCGTTACTGAAGAATTCATGAATTTTATTGACATTGACTTCTTTGTACATGACATTATATTAACTGGTTCGTTGGCTAACTACAATTGGTCCAAGTTCTCAGACGTTGATTTACACATTCTAATTGATTATAACGAAACAGAGTACAACCTCGACTTATTAAAGAAATTCTTTGATAGTAAGAGAAGTTTGTGGAATAAACAACATGAGATATTAATAAAAGGGTTCGACTGTGAGATATATGTACAGGATGTTAATGAAAAACATTTAGCGTCGGGTATCTATTCTGTCTTAAATGATGAATGGGTGGTTACCCCTGAACGTACAATCCAATCAATTGATAAAGAATTGATTATTAAAAAGTCGGAGGTATTTGAGGATTTAATCGATGGTATTAAATCATCTTTTGAGAAAGGAGATGACGTTTCTGAAGATATATCTAAGGTTAAAAAGAAATTAAAATCATTTAGACAGTGTGGTTTGGACAAAGGTGGTGAATACTCATATGAGAATTTGGCCTTCAAACTTTTAAGGAGAAATGGTTATATAGGGGAGTTGTTGGGAATCCAAACTAAACTCACCGATAAGAAATTATCCATAGAACAATAGAAAACTAAATATTTTTCCTGTTATTGTTGTATTTATAATAAAAGAATAAGTTAAAATCAAATATATTAATATGTCAAAACTTAGACCATTGGGTAGTGAAAAATTACCTGTAGATGAAAAATTAAAAAGGATTATGGAAATTGCCAACTATGGTAGAACCCCTAAGTCCACAATTAACGAAAACAAATCACACAAAAAAGTGGAATTCCTTATGGAATCTACCAACGGTATGTATGGTATTGTTAAAGAAGGATCTTCGTACTATGTACAAAAAGGTATTAACGAATCATCCCTTGATTATATCGGTGGTATGTTCATGAAAGATAAAAATAGGTTTTCGTCTTATTCAACAGCATTAAAACGATTAGAACTTATAAGTGGTCAAGAAACACTTAATGAAGCAAAAAAATACGTATTAAAATCTAAAGGTGGTGAATCATCAGCACCTGTTGAAGATATTCCCGCTGAACCAGTTGCTGCAGAACCAGAGATGGATGCGCCAATTGATGATGCACCTGTTGAAGGACCCGAAATTGATTCTGTAGATGGTGACGAACCAATTGAAGATTTACCAACTGACGATTTAGAAGATGAAGGTAAAGATGGTAAGAAATCTGATTACATGGAAGAGGTTCAAAAGTTCTCAGGGAAATTAGGTCAAGCATTAAGAGATGTTAAAGACAACATGGAAAGTGATGACATCAAGTATGTTATTAATATGGTTCTTTCTGCTGTCGATTTAGAAGCATTGGACGAAGATGATAGAGAAGATATTGCTGAAAAGTTTGAATCGAAAGATGATGAAGACTTTGTTGATAATTTTGACGAAGATGGTGAACCAATTGATGGTGAGTCAGATGATGAATTTGAAGATGAAGAAATTCCTTCAGATGAAGATACTGAACTTGATGAAGTTATGGATAAACTTGAAAGTTTTATCGATACCGACACAATTGTTGATGAAGATGAGATTGAAGAAGGTGGTGACATAGACATTAGTCAATTTAATGATCTTGGAATGGCAGAAACTGTTTCTGATGTAGATGAGGACGTTGAACTTGATTTGGATGAACTTAAAGGTGAAATTAACAAACATGTTGATGCAACTTTGAGTAAATACTTTAAGTAGATATGAGATTAATCTATATCAATGAAATTGGAGCTGACTATAAAGGTCAGAAACAATATGAATTCATTTTCAGTAGTCAAACAGAATTTGATATAGAGGAATGGTACCATGTACCGGCATCAACATACCCCGAATCACTTTCACCCGATTTAGAATATGTGGATTCTGTTGGAGTGTTGAAGAACACCGACATTAACCTCGACCTTATACAAAAATCCGATTACTTCGGTATTATAGATTCTGTAGATGGTGTTGTATCCTTAGGGTGGGAAAAGTTTGATTATGAGAGTGAGTTTGAACGTCTCACTTTTTCTTTTGGTGAGAAATTTGAAAAAGTGGCCAAGAAATTAGACGGACGTGGATACAAACTTATAAAAGAAGATTTAAAATTTAAAATGGGGATATGAAAAGACCAGAATTAGTAAAAAAACTTATGAATGAAGGTTTAAGTGAGAAATTACTTTCAAACCTAACAGATAAACAACTAAAAGATCTATCTGAGAGAGTTTTATCGGAAGCGACTTATGAGGTATCCGCAGATAAGGTAGACTCAATAAAAGGTAAAGTAGGTGATAAAGATGTAATCAAAGTTTCTGAAGAGGATGAATTAGAAGTTTCTGAGGAAGACACTCAAGAAGGAGAAGTTGACGAAGTAAACGAATGGGTTGAAGGTTTAGTTAAATCTAACTACCACCCTGAAGTAACAACAAAGAAAGAGATGTATGAAATGATTGGTGCATTATCCGATAGTGCAGATGCATTAGGAGACGCTAATAGAATGTTTAGTGTTGATGAACAATCACCTCAACCATCTGAACCTGATACGGATGCTCCTGTAAGGGAGAAACCAACAACAAAACCAGGTAAACCAAAAAGAGAAAATCCGTTTGAACCAAAACATAAACCAAAACCTAAAGCGGTGTTACCAAAACAACTAAGTTTTGCATCATTAGGTATTGAATTAAAACAAGCGGCGGAATGATTAGTAAAAAATCACTTTTAGAAACAATTAAAAACATTAAGGAAATGCCAGTAGATTATGGTGACAACCCTGAAAGAATAGAACCAGGTCTTGAGGATAAACTTTCAACACAAGACACACCTTATAAAGATAACCCTGCGTTTCCACAAGATACCCCTGATGGGTTACCATCTAATTGGGAAGAGTTATTGGCGTCTAAGAGATTTAAAGACGTTGTGGAGAAGGTAAAACGATATACGGGAACCGAAGGTAATGTTACCGATCAAGGTACATTCATGTCTCTTGTAGGTACTATGCAACAAATGTTAAATAGTGTTTTACAGTTCGAATCAGAACACAAAGAATACTTAGAAAATTTAGCGGTAGAATTAGTCAAGAAAGAAATGGCACTACCTGAAGGATCATTACAATTTGATGCTAAGTTAGTTGGTATGGGTGAAATTTCACCTGAAGGTTTCCAACAACAAGGTGAAGAACCAAGTGAAGAAGAAGTACAACAACAATTTGGTGTTGATGCTGAAGAAGCTGAAGATGATGTGGAAGATTTTATCGACGCATTTGAACAGTTTGATCAAGAGACGGCTAAAAGAAGATTTATAAATGCATTAATTCAAGGGTCATCTAAAAAAGGACATTACATGTTTGAATTAGTTGCAACAGAATTAGAAGAAAAAAACCCTAACATCCTTACTCAGTACGGTATATTAATGTCAGTAAATGATCTTATGTATTGGATATTACCTGATGGTGTTGTACAACAAGGTATGGAAGGTGGAAGTTTTGCGGGTAAAGAAGAGGTTGATACTGAAACAGATCCTCCAACAGTTAGAGCAACTGCAGTATTCTTTCCAGCATTAATTCACGAACTCATTAAAGGTGTTATGGAAGTTATGGGAACTAAAGGTTTACCTGACGATCCTCGTGCCGCTGAAATGGTTATGAATTCAACAGATACATTACCATCAGAGATATGGGATTTAAGATTAGGTCCTGTTATTTGGGAAAAATTTAGAGAGTCTTATCCTGAAAAAATTATGGGTGAGGAATTGAAACACATTCAAAATTACTTATTCTCAAGATTCTCATCTTTAGATAATGATGAATTTTTTAAAGTTTCAAGAGAAATACTGAAAGGAAGTACCTTAGGTAAAGAAATTATAAGTAATATGGTTGATCAGATTATTCAGGATTTACAGAGTGAAGATTATGAAGAGGACCAATATAATAGAGAATATGGAGACGATGATGATGATGATGGACTCGGAGGATTCTTAGGGTCATTAGGGATTACATTTTCTCCTGAAGACGATAATTAAATAACACAAATTATAAGAAAGTGGTCAATAGACCACTTTTTTTGTATTTATTGGATATGGATAAACAGAAACTCATACAGTTAAAAGAATATGCTAAGATCATGAAGGACACTCCTTATGCTCTTAAAACATATTTACAGACATTTGACAATACTCAAAAGAGATATGTACCATTAGAGTTATTCCCCGATCAAATTGAACTTATACATGATTACGATAATTATAACGAAAACATTACACGTAAGTACAGACAAGCGGGTGTATCTACAGTAACCGCGGCTTGGTTATCTAAAAGAATCCAAACCGCAAAACCAACTAACCCCGAGAGAATTCTAATTATTGCCAACAAACGTGATACTGCGATTGAGATGGCTAATAAGGTTCGTGGTTTTTTAGATCAATGGCCCGAATGGATGAATGTTGGATTTTCACCTGATAAAAACTCAGAGAGTCGTTTTAGAATGAATAACGGATGTGAAGTTAAAGCGGTTGCAACCTCAGCGGATGCACTTCGTGGATACACACCTACCGTGTTGATATTTGATGAAGCCGCGTATATTGATGCTGGTGAAGATTTTTGGGGTGCGTGTATGGCATCGTTGTCTACGGGTGGTAAGGTTATACTTATTTCAACACCTAACGGTTATGATCCAATATATTATGGAGTATACGACCAAGCACTAAGAAAAATGAATGATTTTAAAATTACCGATTTAAGGTGGTTTAAAGATCCTCGTTATGCTGGTGACCTTAAATGGTTAAAGGTGGATGATATCATACATTACATGTTAAATAGAGAGCAATATGTTGATGAGGATATCACACTTAATGAAGGTTGGGATCGATACGAAGAATTACATGAATTAGGTTACAAACCCTATTCTCATTGGTTTGAGAATATGGCAAAGAAATTTAAGTACGATAAGAGAAAAATTGCACAGGAATTAGAATGTGATTTCTTAGGTTCGGGTGATGGTGTTATATCAAATACTATACAAGAGAAGATTAGGAAAACAATGATTACCGAACCAATTGAAAAATATATGCAAGGAACATTGTGGGTTTGGAAAGAACCTGTAATGGGACATCGTTATATTATGGGTGTTGACGTTTCTCGTGGTGATAGTGCTGATGCATCTTCAATATGTATTATTGATTTTGATGAGGGTGAACAAGTATTAGAATATGTTGGTATGATACCACCTGATGATTTAGCGTCTATTGTTTATAAATGGGGAACACTATATAATGCATTCGTAGCAACTGATATAACAGGTGGTATGGGTATTGCAACATCTCGTAAATTACAGGAGTTAGGTTACAAAGACCAATACGTTGATGGTGTTAACTCACAAAACAAGTGGGAATACAATAAAAAGGCACAAGAAAAGATACCTGGTATCAGTTTTAATAATAAGAGAACTCAAATTGTTGCAAGTTTTGAAGAAAACTTAAGACATGGTTTTAAAGTAAAATCATCTCGTCTATTAAATGAATTGAATACATTTGTTTATGTTAATGGTAGACCTGACCACATGAAAGGTGCACATGACGATGCAATTATGGCAATGTCAATTGCAATGTATGTTGGAGATATTTGTTTTACACAGTTAAAACGTAACGACACCGCAAACAAAGCAATGTTAGATTCGTGGGTATTTAGTGAAAGAACTTATGATACTCAAAAGTCGTTTTACTCCTACGGTACTGCGTTTGATGCGATTGGTTCTATGAGTACTGACCCGTCACCATACCCGATAGGACAGAAAGATGCGAGTAAGGAACAGTACATGGAACATAATTGGTTATTTGGTAAATCAACATATAGATCAAGATAACTTTATTTACTAATATATTTTCCTTATATTATAAAGTATAATATTTATTAATATGGCAAACAAAAACTTAACAGTTTATCAAAGGTTAACAAAGGTGTTCGGATTTCAAAATGATGTCCCTAATCCACCGCAATATCGTTTCGACAAAGATACTCTGTTAAAAACAGACAGTAAAGAGGACTACGAAAGAGAGTTACTCCAAGCAAAACAATCGACATACGTTGCCGACAAGTGGGCCAAGATGGACCAATCACTATATAACCAATCGGTTTATTACGAACCAAATAGATTGGCCGCATATTATGATTACGAATCAATGGAGTTCACACCTGAGATATCTGCATCGTTAGATATCTATTCTGAAGAGTCAACAACCCTTTCAGAAAAAGGAGAAATTCTAACAATATACTCCGAATCAAAAAGAGTAAGTAACATCTTAGAAGACTTATTTAAAAACGTACTCGACATTAACACAAACTTACAGATGTGGTGTAGAGGAGTTGCCAAGTACGGTGACAACTTTGTATATCTAAAGATTGACCCGTCAAAAGGAATAGTTGGATGTCAACAGTTACCTAACATTGAAATTGAAAGACATGAAGGTGCTGCGTCTCACGTACACAAAGCCGAGACACCTGTAAACATGAAAACACGTGAATTACGTTTTGCATGGAAAAATAAGGATATGGAATTCCAAGCATGGGAAGTTGCACATTTCAGATTATTAGGTGATGATAGGAAGTTACCATATGGTACGTCAATGTTGGATAAGGTAAGACGTATATGGAAACAACTACTTCTTGCAGAAGATGCAATGTTAATCTATAGAACTTCAAGAGCACCCGAAAGAAGAGTGTTTAAAGTGTTCGTGGGTAACATGGACGATAAGGATATTGAAGCATATGTACAACGTGTTGCAAACAAATTCAAAAGAGATCAAGTAGTTGATCCTGCGAATGGACAAGTTGATATGAGATACAACCAAATGGCGGTAGATCAAGATTATTTTATACCTGTAAGGGATCCATCACAAACAAACCCAATTGAAACATTACCAGGAGCACAGAACTTAGGTGAGATTGCGGATATTGAGTACATTCAAAAGAAATTATTAGCGGCACTAAGAATACCAAAGGCGTTCTTAGGGTTTGAGGAAATTGTTGGTGATGGTAAAACATTAGCATTAATGGACATACGTTTTGCAAGGACGATTAATAGAATACAGAAGTCACTTGTTCAAGAGTTAAATAAAATTGCATTAGTACATTTATATCTTTTAGGTTTAGAAGATGAACTTACTAATTTTACATTATCATTAACTAATCCATCCGCACAATCTGATTTATTAAGGATTGAACAATGGAAAGAGAAGATTACGTTATACAAAGATGCTACTTCCGATCAATCTCAGATTGGTATCCAACCAGTGTCACACACATGGGGTAAGAAGAATATTCTTGGTATGAGTGATAATGACGTTGTACTTGATTTACAACAACAAAGACTTGAAAGAGCACTTGGTGCTGAATTAGGTATCACACAAAACATTATCAAGAGAACTGGTGTGTTTGATGAGGTAGATAAGAAGTACGGTATCCCTGAAAAGGATAGACAAGCAATGGACGCTTCAATGACACCTGAGACTGGTGGTGGAGATGATATGGGTGGAGCTCCTCCTATGGGTGGTGCAGACGCACCTCCAATGGATGATGCACCATTAAGTGAAGACAAGAAAAAAAGTAAATCTAAATTAACGGAAAGTAAGAAATCTAAAATATTGGGTATGTTAGGTGATGAAACAAAAGATTTTGATGATCTTTTTGATCTCGATAAGGCTCAACGCAATATTTATGAAGTAGAGAATAAACTCAAAGACATATTAAAAGAATAATTATGGCAACATTTGGACATATAAAAAACAAAGTTCTAAACAAACTATCTAACTCTTATGGTAAGGGTGAATTTAAAACTAACCTGAAGGAACACTTCAAACCAATAATGGAGAATGACATTTTAAAAGAAATGTACTCCCTTTATGAGGAATTAGAAACAAAAACGTTTGACGATAAAGAAACTGCACAGTTATATGTGGAAGAACTATCTAAAGTTTTAAAAGAAAGACATTCTGAGGTAAGTACTGTACTTAACCAAATGAACGAATCATTAACTGATACTAACGTTGAATCAAATAAGTTGTATGAGTCTTTAGATAGACTTTCAACAGAAGATAAGTTAGGTAATATTTCTGAAAAGGTAATCGCTAAGAAATTCTTAGTTGAACATTTAACTACAAGTAAAGTGTCGAATACACTAAAAGTAGAAACAGGGGTAAATGAAAGTTTACTAAACTCTGTATTGACAAATAACTTCAACATTAGTTTTGATAAAACATTAAGTGAAGAAGATAAAACTAAATTAAAAGGTATACTCTCAATAACTAATGAGGACTTAAATACTAAATTTGGTGAATTAAAAGAATCAATAAACGGTACTTTAGATTCCTTAGTTGAGTCGGACAATGAATTTACATCTAAGTCTGATGAGGTAAAAAAGGAAATAAACGAAATGACACAAACGAAATACAACTTATATCGTTTAGAAGAATTATTAGAGAACTTAAAATAGATTTCCTTGACGGTTGCTACCTTAGAGGTGTAAACCTTCACTTTTGAAATATCATAATCAATCGTGGAGGTTTTTTATTGCTCCTTATCTTTTATTTTTTGAATATACACCGCCTTTTGTTTTTGTAATCTTTTACTGACTGAAGGTTTCGTGTGTTGTTTCCTATCTCTAAGTGATTTTAACTGTTTCACATTCTTTATTTTACGACGTAATTTCTTGATCGCTTGATCGATGTTGTTATTCTTTACTTTTATTATTAGCATAATTTGATATATACATAAATATAATGAAAAAATTTGTTATTACGAATTTAAATGTGTATATTTTAGTAACACCATAAATAAGAATAAACATGTTAAATGAAATTAGGAAGATTTATTCCTTTAGGTACTTACAAAGATGTTAAAATTGGATACGGAACTATAAATCACAAAGATTTAAAGACTATATATTTAAAATTAAATTCTTGGCTCGAACCTGATGAGGAATGTACGGATTACGACTCAGTGGTTAGGTCATCAAGAAATGACATAAAAAGATTAATAAGTGGATTGAATAGTGATTCATTCCGACCACAGTCTATTGTCGATTTAGACATTAGAACTAAAGGTATTAAAAAAGAAAAGAGATCGTTTATGAATTTAGAATGTACGTTATACGTTCTAAAGGACTTATCAATTAAAAGTGACGATCTTAAATTGTATATGAAATCACTTATGGTTGGTATAATCGATGAGTGTTTAAATAACGATTTATTGTATAATTTTCACAAAAATAAAAAATAACTTCGATACCGATGTATTTATAGTAATAAAACTATTCATACATGAAAGTATTAGGTCCAAAAGAAACAGGTACAGGAATCCTCATCGAATACGATGCGGGTTTTGTGTCTCCTGATGAAAATAAAACAGTAATAACAGAAATGAAGGGTGTTGACTTCTCAGAAGACATTATTCTTTATGCTGTTCTACAAAAATACGACACTCCAAATAAAAACGGTAGAATATATCCTGAGAAACTTCTCAAACGAGAAATGGATAAATATAAGACCGTTATCGAGAAAGGGAGTGCATTAAATGAGTTAAATCACCCATCATCTTCACTTATAGATTTAGATAGAGTATCACACACGATCACCGAGACTTGGTGGGACGGTAAGATACTTATGGGAAAAATTAAACTACTTCTTTCACCTGGATGGAAAAAATCAGGTATTGTAAGTACTAAGGGTGACCAAGCCGCAATGTTACTTATGAATGGAGTGACATTGGGAATATCTTCAAGAGGTGTTGGATCATTAAAATCAGAAAAAGGACAGAATATTGTACAGGAGGATTTCGAATTAGTGTGTTTTGACTTAGTGTCATCACCATCGACACCTGGTGCATATGTTTTTAACGATCCTTCAGATAGAGAAAAATATGCTGAGAGTATAGAGGAAAAACCAATAGTAGATGATAGAATGTCGAGGTTAATGGGTAAGATGGATACGTTTTTAAATAAATAATTCAATTTATTATTGATCAGAACACCATAAAAGTAATTTTTTCTTAAATAACAAGTATTTATTAATAAATAAAAAAACAACAAATGAGTAAAAAATCCATTTTAGAACAAGCATTGCTTCAAGTACAAGATCTTGAAGAGGCAGTTAAAGCGAACGCAAAAGGTATACTTGCTTCAACCATGAAGGAAGAACTAAACGAATTGCTAAAAGAATCAATGGAAGAAGAAGAGTCAGATGAAAGTCTGAGTCTTGATAAAGAAGACGAACAAGGTATACCTGAAGTAGCTGCAGAACAATTTGACAGTGAAGATGAGGAAAACGATGACGAAACTTCGATAAACGACGAGCCAGCGGACGACGAAGATCCTGATTTAGAGGATGAAGTTGTAGATGACGAATTAGACACTGAGGATGAATTAGATTCTGAAGTGGATGATGTGTTTGATGCAATTGATTCTGAAGAAGAAGATGATCAAGACGTTCTTGATATGACCGACGCATCTGACGAAGAAGTTCTTAAGGTATTCAAATCAATGAAACCTGAGGATGGAATAGTAGTTAAGAGAGACGGTGATAACGTTGAGCTTGAAGATGGTGACGACGAATACATTATCAAATTAGACGATGAAGTATCTGACGAAGTTGCTGATGAAGATCTTGCTGAAGAAGAAGATTGTACCGAAGGGTGTGATGATTCTGAAATCAAAGAAGATGTTTCTGAAGAAGACGACGTTGTATATGAAATTGACTTAGATGAAAGTGATGACGAAGTTGCTGAAGAAGAAGTTTCTGAAGAAGTTTCTGAAGAAAGCCTTGATGAAGAAGAAGTTTCTGAAGAGGATGAATTAGAAGTTCCTGAGGAAGAAACTCAAGAAGGAGAAGTTGACGAAGCGGCAAGAACAAAATCTAACGTACACGGAGACAAAGGTGGAGCTAACAGAGCGGGTATTAAGTCTAAGACAAAATACAAGGCTGGTTCAACCATCAACGAAGAAGTTAAGACTTTGAGAAAACAAAACGGCGAATATAAAAAGGCGTTAGTTCTATTCAAAGACAAACTTAATGAGGTCGCTGTGTTTAATGCTAATTTAGCATACTCAACAAGATTGTTCACTGAACATTCAACTACTCGTAATGAGAAATTAAATATTTTGAAGAGATTCGATACTGTTGGAACTTTAACAGAATCTAAATCAACCTATAAAACAATTAAGGGTGAGTTAGAGTCGTCTAAGAACGTAACAGAATCAGTGGTAAACAAGATCACTTCAAATAATCCGACAACGTCTTCATCTCAAGATGTACTTTCAGAGTCAAAAGCGTATGAAAGTCCACAATTCTCGAGAATGAAAGAATTAATGTCAAAAATAAAATAATAAATTAAACAAAAAAACAAATTTTAAAATGGGAGCATTATTAGAATCAGGTATGGTTGGTAACATTGGGTTAAAACACCTAAGAGTTATCAAGGAAGATACCATCAAAAAATGGGATGACTTAGGATTTTTAGAAAGTCTTGAAGGTCACCAAAAAGATAACATCGCTCAGTTATATGAAAACCAAGCGTCTTATTTAATAAACGAAGCTGCTGTATCAGATGCATCAGGTTCATTCGAAACAGTTGTTTTTCCAATTATTCGTAGAGTATTCTCTAAGTTATTGGCTAACGATATCGTTTCTGTACAAGCTATGAACTTACCAATTGGTAAATTGTTCTACTTTGTACCTAACATCTCTGACAGACAGAGTGCTGCACATGACGGTGCTGGTTTTGAAGCTGGAGCTCACAGAGCACCATTCAGATCACCAGGACAAACTGTTAACGGAGCTGATCAAGGAAGAAATCTTTATGATAGATTCTACGAAGAAGGTGACGGAGCTGAAGAAGGTCTATTTGACTACTCTAAAGGTAAAGTTGTTGCTGGTGTTGCTAACTGTTTAGGTGGTGTAACATTTGCTGACGGAGTTGCAACAACTGCTGATGAAGTAATTGCGGCAAACGCAGTTGTATCTAACGTAGTAATCGCTGTTGGTGGATTTTCAAACGCAGGAGCTGGTAAATTAGCGGGACCTACAGGAAACGTTATGGATACTGAAGAATTTTTAGCTTCTTTAGAAGTTTCTTTTGATGGTAAATCAAAAGGAATCAACATTGTAACTCAGAAATACGGAAGTGGTATTGTTGATTACGGTAAGAAATCAGCTGGAGCAACAGGTCTATTTAATGACATTTGTGATGAGAATGGTATCATTTTCATTCAAGTTGATTTAGAAACTTACGGATCAACAGGATTTGTATCTTATGATGACGCCGCTAACGGTGCTGATGGAGTTGACAAAGCTGAGTTCACTGTATCATACAGAACTTACGAATCATTAGAATTCGAAGACGAAATCGGAGAAGTATCTTTCGATTTAGAGTCAGTTACTGTATCTGTAACGGAGAGAAAATTAAGAGCTAGCTGGTCTCCAGAATTAGCACAAGATGTATCTGCTTTCCATAATATCGACGCTGAGGCTGAGTTAACAGCATTGTTATCTGAGCAAATTGCAGCTGAGGTTGATAGAGAGATCTTAAGAGACTTAAGAAAAGGAGCAGCTTGGAACCTTAAATGGGATTACAATGAGTGGAAATATGGTGGAAACGGAAACGCAACACTACAAGGATACACTCAAAAGGATTGGAACCAAACGTTAATTACTAAAATTAACCAATTATCGGCTCAAATCCATAAAACAACACTTAGAGGTGGTGCTAACTGGATCGTAGTTTCTTCAGAAGTTTCTGCAGTATTCGATGATTTAGAGTACTTCCACGTATCTAACGCAGGTGCTGAACAAGATCAATACAATATGGGTATTGAAAAAGTTGGTACTTTAGCTGGACGTTACCAAGTGTTTAGAGATCCTTATTTCCCAGCTGGGAAAATCTTAGTAGGACATAAAGGAAAATCGTTATTAGATGCTGGATATATCTACGCACCTTACGTACCTTTACAATTAACACCTACAATGTATAACCCGTTCAACTTTACTCCGATAAAGGGTATCATGACGAGATATGCTAAGAAGATGGTTAATAACCGTTACTTTGGTGTAATCAACGTAGCTGGTTTACAAACTTTCAGTTTGGATACTTTAAGATAATCTTTACGGATTTATTAATACTAAAAGGGGGGGACATTGTCTTCCCTTTTTTTTATGCTTTATTTTCTGTATATTCTAACTATGGATTGGACAGACTATTTTATCAATATTGCAGAACAAGTAAAGGAGAAGTCTAAGGACATTAATACCAAAATTGGTACAGTTATAGTCGGAAAAGATAAAGAGATCCTTAGTACGGGTTATAATTCATTTCCTCGTGGTTTAAATGACGAATTAGATGAGAGACAAGAACGACCTGAGAAATACTTTTGGTTTGAACACTCTGAGAGGAATGCAATCTACAATGCAGCACGTATTGGTGTATCTTTAAAAGAATCTACCGCATATCTAACCTCAGGATTACCCTGTATGGATTGTGCAAGGGGATTAGTACAATCGGGGGTTGTAAAAATAGTATGTAAAGAAGTGTGTACTACTAAAAATCAAGGAAAGTGGGAAGAACAACAAAAACGTTCTTTACTTATGCTTTCTGAGTGTGGGGTAGTAGTCGAGTTTTATTAAGTTTCTTAACTCTGACTTTTAAATCGTCAGTACCCTTAATAATACGATGATATTCACCTTCAGGTATAAATACCTTTAGACCTTCATGTATATTAATGGGAAGTTTATCATCCATTTGAAATTTCCAATCACTATCGTGTAAAAACGTTATTTCCCTATCTTCATTATCGAAGTGCCATTTTAATTCAGTCTTTTTAGTTGTTTGTGGGAATACCCTAACACTGTGGTCAGAGCTCACGATTTCACGGAATGGGAATTTGTCTTTCATTAAGATGATTTATTTGTAAAAATTTTTATTACTGATCTATAAAAATCGACATCGTCATTTTGTAATTGACCATAGACTTTCGGGGTTAACATTAATATCATTCCACCCGACATATACTCTTCGAATGTACTTGCGGTTTCACCCTCCATATAACAGATAGTTGCGTACATAGTAAAACTATCAGATTCTAAACGAGAATTATCTGTTGATTCTTTATAAGAATAATGACCATCTTCATCACGGTCACTTAATTCCTCAAAATCATCTATATAGTAAT